GGACCAGCACTTATAGTCACACCATCATTCATTAGTTTTCTATCGATATATCCTAACCATAGGCCATTAGTAACATTAGATCCTACAGTGGCAATATTACCTGGTAAAACTCGTATACTATCTGAAAATGGAATAATTGGATTGCGTTGATTTTTATGATACTGCGTACCAATTGAATATTTTTCATTAAGATCAGTCCAGCCATAATCCACTGTGCCTGTACCCGCCCAGGTTCCAGATCCCCATCCTATATCTGTCATACGTATTAATGAAGCTCTTGGATTATTTGATGTATCTGTATATTCAACACCATACGCCTGGATATAGGCTTTTGCGTGTTCAAAAAATTGATTACCAGAAGTAGCACCAGTTACTACATCATCTATGCACGTTGGATTCCATCCTTTATATGTATCATTAGCATTATCATTCAATACTAATACTGTTTTACTTGCATCTACTCTATGAACTCTACCATGTACCATACCACTACCAAAGGATCCGCTATCATTTGTACAGACCATTAAATACTTTGTGCCACTGGGATGCCTATATGCGTTTTTAATAGCCGTAATTACAGTAGAAGTTGTAAAAGTAGAATGAACAGATGCCCAACTTAAGATCACTGTAGCATCGTTATGGGTACTATAGTGTAAAAATTTATCACCATTGCCTCGTTGATAGTATTTAACAATAGATTCGTTTTTATTACTATTCTCACCAAAATCCATTTTGGTCATTAGCAAAAGCTCTTCAGAAATTGCACCAGTATTAGCCCAAGAATCCAAACTATTATTTAGATCGATATAATGAAATTTGTGATTAGAACTATCTGATTCACCTAAAACTAAATATTCTTTACTGCCACTAACGGTATTTGTGATCGATGTAATTCCCCGCCAGGTATGATTAGATGTCTGTGAAGGTATACCGCTAACAGTTGAAACAGCATCGGAAGATGTTATTTTAAATAATTCACCTTCTGTTGGAATTAATAAATAAAGATCTCCAGTATTCGCCTCATAAAAAATTCCACTATTGTGAGTATCACCACCTAACCATGAGCTTAATGCAGTATGGCCACCTACACCAGTTTCTACTACAGTACCATTGCTTTGTACAGTATATTTTACAATTGCATTATAATACACTGTTGGACTTTCTGCTTCAGCAGAATAAAAAACATATATTGCATTATTAAAATTAATTATGTCATTAACATAAAATGTCGAATAAGCCTTAAACTGATTATATAACGTGGTATTCAGTTCAGCAGTTGTAGAGCCTACAGTAAATTTTATTCTACCATCACTGCCAGAGTTATAACTGTACATACATAATACTTTGCCGTTTAAAGCAAGTAATGCAATATTGGTAAAACTGGATATACCAGCAGAAGCATTGGTGTCTACATTAAGATGTGTACCATGTTTACCGCCCATCGTTTGATCTCTAAGACCAGTATCGGATGCCGTAGCAAAAAAGCTACCACACCAGGCTGTAGCACTATCTGTATTAATAAAATGTTTATTTGATGTTTTATAGGTAATGTCATCGTAAATATCTGTACTTGCAATTGCGGAGTTACTATTATCCTTTACGCCTACGACCATGATGTTATCGCCCTGGCTGTATCCAGAATCCGATGCCGTCTGAAAGTATAGTATATTATCCTCTACTTGCAGATGGTCATTAACTGCGGGTACATCTGGATCATACCAAAATAATTTAACTTGTTTGGTACTGCTATCAATTAATACCAGGATATAACGATGTTCTGTCGTTCCCAGCTTTTCAGATATAAATGTAAATACGTTATAGACCACATAAGAGCGGGATAATTTTGTATTAAGAGCAGTTAATAGAAAATTAGGTACATTAGAAGGTTGACCAGCTCCAAAGGTTTTCTCCAGCTTTCCATCCCGAATGCGGAGATTCTCCATGTTTTGAGCAATGTGTTCTGGGAGATCTTCTACATCTACGTTGGTGATTACCCCACCAAAATCTGAAATATCAATAAATTCTGCCATTAAATATTATTATTTGGATAAATAGGATCAACTAAGCTATTTGAAGAGCTGTGATCAAATGGTAAGCCTACCCCTACAACTTGCGTTGCTGGATTCTGATTATATCTGCCAATCATCTGATAAGCTCTTTGTTCTGCATCTTGCTTACGTGCTTGGTTATTCGATAGTCTCCACAGCTCTGCTTCAGCAAGTTCTACTAAAGCATCGTGAAAGATAGCATTTAGATCACTATCAGTAGCTGGAGACGTTGCCAATGCTGTTGGCTCTTTAATAAAGTAACAATCCACATTTGCAGAAACATTATAAATATATATTCTGTTTTTAAAAACGAAATACACTGGCTCTGTCGCACTAAAAGCATAGTAGCCTGTTGTGAAATCTTTGGCCATATCAAAGGATATTTTGCGTATAAAATTGCTATCAACTACCCGAACACCTAATACACCCAATGCCCCACCAAATGGCGTAGAATCAAGCGTTGAATTGTTGGGTGCAAAAAAACGCTTAAAATGCGTGTCTACATCGTTATCTGTTGAAAGCGTTATATTTTTCTTAATGACTTGTAAATCTGTTAATAAATGAGGATTTAAAAGCTGTATTAGCTTATCCTGTGCAATGTTTAAGTAACGAAGTTTTAATGTATCACTAAAAAGATCCCCAGAGGTATCTTCCAGGCGATCTCCTAATACTGTTAACATGGTTGCTGTGGTCATATTTTCTCCAGGGTTACCAGCCCCCACCGAATGATGAGGGCTGTAAGATTAAACAACTATATACTAACCGTAAGGTGCATAAGCTGGTGAAGATTCAAGACCAGTGATCACACAATGTGCCCTACGATTTGTAACCGCAAGGTTTCCATAAGTGTGAACCTTCTGAACAAAGGTATTACTCTTTGTATCTTCAATCATATCCCCAGCAGTGAATTTTGCACCAGAGTTGAAGAACATATAGAGATAATTTGTGTTCAAAAAGTAGATACGACCATCATATCCATAACGGTCATTAGAATCATCAGCTACATCCTGTTGAGATACCATATCTTGATCAGCGACAATATCAATGCCTCTGAAATTAAGAGCAGTAAAACCCATAGAACCCATACGCTCACTCATTTTGGAGCCAGTCTTTCTTGGATCAATTTCGTTCTCAATTAGGTCATAGATCTCCTGTGGACATACAATTACATCTGGATTTTCGCCAGTATAGCCACGAGCATTCGCAACACCACGAGCTAAGATCTTTAAGATGTAAGTATCTTTAGAAGAATCAACCATATCAGCTTTTGAAATATATGCACCAGCACCAGCATCGGGTGAATCATCTGCAATGTTTCCTGTATCACCAGAAAAAGATGCTTGAGAAAGCACTGGAGTTTTCCACCAGGCATTAGAACCAGGTGCAATACCGCCAACTGTAGATGAATCATCACACAATACACCAACAGGGTTAAATGCATCAGTAGCTAAAGAAGTAGCAAAAAGATTTTGAGCAACCTTTTTCTCCAGAGATTTCTGAAGGTTCTTTACCTTTGCACCAACAATGTTCTTAATAGCCTGTGGACTATTCATTAACAAGGTTTCTTCCTTTGTTAAAAGAAAGTGACCAGTTAACATAGTTGGATTATACGATGCAGTCTTTGCAATTTCAGCTATTGCTGGAGTATAAGACTGACCAGATGATGTTCCGAGTGTATGTTGGTCACCCCAGACAGAAGCACTTCCATCTGCATATTCAACTGGTACTACGATTTCACGACCATTAAAGGTCTTTGCCTTTGATTTCAACAGAGCAAGTAATGGATGAGATTTTTTAAAGATCTGATCATACAAAACTGGCATATAATACTGCTGAATAAGGGCACTTAACGATGCGGATCCTGTTCCGCTTACTACGATATTAGACATTTATTATGTCTCCCTATTTTTCACGAGTTATTAAAAAATGAAACAACATCGATATCTTCATAAGAAGATACTTTTTTCTGAGCATCTCCTTTCATACCGACATTCTTCTTTACATTTACAGGAACACTCGGCTTTGGTTTAGCTTCAACTGGGTTAGACTGCATTTTATCGAAGTTCATAATTTTGTATGCTTCTTCGGGTGTTAACAGTTTGTTATGATCCTGTTGTTGCTGTACGGCAAAATCAAGCACTTTATCGATCTCTGCATCGTTCAATGAAAACTTAGAACGAAGTTCATTTAATGATCGATCCAGCTCTACTTCTGCTTGTACGTTAGCCAATTGTTCTTGTGCTTCTTGCAGTTGGTCTTGATAGGGATTAGGTAGATCCTGGTTATTCATCTTTAGGGATTGTGCAAACAATTGCCCCGCTTCTTTACCAAGTTCATCCTCAATGGCTTCCTGTATAGTTTCAGCGAAGTCTTGATTGTCCTTTACCTTATCAATTAGCTGTACCAGTGGCTCAACTGCTCTTCTCTGATCAGACAATTGTTGAGCTTTTTCCGTATTGGACTTGCTCCAGTCATGTCTGTTCAAAGAATCTTTACGCCAAGATTCAATATCGTCAATAGAATACCGTGAGCCATCATCTAATTCATAGACAAAATCCTCATCTGAAGATTTTTCTTCACTAACCGCTTCGGTTTGCTCTGGTTCTGTTTCTGATACTTCTTCTGGTTCAGCTTTATTTTCTGCTGTTTCAATAGACTCTGTAGTCTCAGCCTGTTCTGTAATCTCTTCCTGGGTGGATTGCTCTTGAGGCTCTTGCCCTAAGAGTTCTCCAGGAATAGAAATATTGTCGTAGCTATCTGTTGATTCCAAAGGCATTGCCTCTGGACTTACAGAATAATTTCCTACGTTTAAATTTTCGGATTCGGGGGTTACATCTAAGTTAGTTGTTCCCGCTATGTTGATTTCAGCCATTTTAACTTCCTTTCAGTTGGTCTTTCGACACTGGTTTTGTTGCAAAAAACATAAGTAGCACGGTGCGATCACCCTTGTGCGGTTCTACCTTATGCTTTAATGGTTTATCATGTTTTCCAGCAGAGTACATTACCCCACTTAAATAATGGTTATGAACAATCACCTCTTGATCATCAATTAAAAACTTTAACTCTCCGCCTGTAAAACTATCTGGATCAGATAATAAAGCAGATGTACCAATTCGACACCAGGCCATATGGTTATCTACCAGCTCTCCATTCTCTTCTTTACATCCATCATAATGCCATTTATGTCCTTTTGGCCTTGTTTCTACACGCCAATAACTTGGAGCAGACAGTATTAATTCCTGGTCATCTACAGCCGATTGATAGCGTTTTGCTATCTTTTGAATGATTTCATTAGAAAAGTTGCTACTTTTATCT